GAGCGGAGCAGATGCCGGGGGCGCGGCCATTCCAATCTGCGGCACTGACGATGTGCCCGTGCCGTCTGGACTGGTAAAGTTTGACGCTCACCGCTTGTTAATCTCTGACCTGGACGCCGACACATCACCGTGGCGCATTCGCTTTATTTTCGGGACGGGAACGAGCGCCGATGCGATCATAGCCGAGCAGTGGTCAGAGGAAATGGTACAGTCCAACGCCGTACCAGGCAACCGAGCAGGTGGGACGCCGCTCGATTTCCAGATGCCGCGTGTTGACGTGGGTACAAAACTTTGGGCGCAGGTATGGAACGATGATGCGGGCGAGATTCTATCGTTCTTTTGGGGCGCTCACGGTTATGCTGGTTAATTCCTTCGAGATAATAAAATTATGACAGCTTATGGCACAGTAGCAGAACTCAGAACACGAATAGACCGCGATTCAGTAGTTAAGGATAGTACGCTTAACACTATAATTGAGGCTGCGTCCCGTAATATAAACCGAGCAACTAATCATCCTGACGGGTTTGTCGCCATTTCTACAGCTATTGCGAGGGTTTATACAGGTAGCGGTAAACAGTATCAATTTATAGATGAATGTGTCGCAATAACCACTGTGGCTGTGAAAAATAGTACAACTGAGAGCGCATATACAGCCTGGACAACAGATGATTGGATAGCTTTTACCGGAGACCATAGATGGCCCGACTTTAACGATCTCCCGTATACAGCGTTAATGGTAGACCCTAGTGGAGACGAATCGCATTTTACTTCAGGAAAATATACTACACGAGGGGGTTTCCAACCGGTCGTAGATACCACTGTGGGGTCTCCTACCGTACAAGTCACGGCGCGATGGGGGTTTGCTACAATAGTTCCGTACGACATAAAAGAGGCGGCTTTAATGCAATCGGCAAGGTGGTTCAAACGTTACGAATCTGCTATGTCCGATGTGTTGGCTAGTAATCAATTAGGCACTTTGTTATATAGGCAGTCGCTCGATCCTGACATTAAACGACTGTTAAACGACGGTAGGTATATGAATCCTACTGTAGGAATTAAATGACAATACCAAAAAACATTCGTATTGAGGTTAAAGGGTTAAAGGAATTACAAAAGAAAAACATTGCGGCTGTAAAGGCTCTGGAAGGGACCCCAATGGTAAAAATAATGCAGAAAGCTACTTTGTGGGTAACCGCTGACGCTAAGAGGCCACCAAATATGCCGGTCGATACTGGGAGATTAAGGGCTAGTATAACTCCGAGAATAATACGTATTTGGATTGTAAATTTGGTACGTGGTATTGTGGGTAGTAATGTAGAATATGCTCCCTACCAGGAACTTGGGACAAGATTTATGGAAGGTCGGTTTTTCTTGAAACGATCTTTAGATAAGAATCGCGAACGTATTTCGTTACTAATACAAAAATTTGCTATAGATGTAGCAAAAGGGAAGGCATAATGGCATTATATACGTTAGATGAATTGGTAGATGGTATAGAGACTGTACTGAGTGCAGCTTTGTCTTTAACAGTGCCAGAAGGAGGTAGAAGTCAAACCTACGACGAATTGACAGAGGGAATGAATCAAACTCCTACTCTTCAAGTATACCCAGAAGAAAACTTGGGAACTGATTTTACCGGAGCCACTTCTAAAGCTACTCTGAATGGTAAACATAGTTTCAAAGAGTATATAATTCACGCCGACTATTATGCTAACCAACGGACCGATATTGGGCAAGATATGGGCAGGCTTGTAACCGGTATAAACGAGTTAGAGGATATTCTCGATACACAGGGCTGTCCACCTTTCGACCTTAATTTTATCGCATCGTTTAGATGGTCATGGTCGCGAGTCACTTTTGACTATGGAGGAGTTGATTTCGTGGGGGCTAGGTTTAGGCTAATAGTGAGGTGTGGGACTGGTGGATAAAATTTATAGAGTTATAAAGCGAACGCCGTTAAATACTGGGCACGTATACGGACAAGTGGTCAGGGGAAATGTATTCAAAAATCAAAAAATGGTGGATGCTTTAGTGTACAAAAAAGTACTGGCAGAGGTAAATAGTCCCCCATTAAGTGAGTTTCCTGGATGGACTCTCAAATCTAGTAAATTGGCTAAAATAGGCATTGAAACAGTAAATGATTTTTTGAGTAAAGATTCTGATGAATTAGCTGAGGAACTTGGGTATAAAACACGTACGATAGACAAGTGGAAAAAAGAAGTGGAAGATAAATGGTTACTTTCCACCCCATTGATAGAAAAGAGTAAATGAAAATAATTCCTGTACTTTAGGTTAAAGTATGATACATATTTTGGAGATTCCAGAAAAACAATTGCTAGAAGATTCTGTAAAGGCTACAGGGTCTTATTCGTCGATACTGTATAACCCAGGTATAGATACATTTTTAAAAGACAAGTTCGGAAGAGCGGGTTTATGTTTAAAAATTTATAATGATAGGTATACAGAGGGGATGGCTTCTCCCGATAGTCGTATTATAGAAGAAACACGTATTCAAAATATATTTGCGCTCTATGATTTAGCTCCTATGGTTTACCGTATAGTGTTTATACGTTACGGAGAAGCACAATCAGTGTACCTGGCACAAGTTACGGAATACGAAAATAACAGAGAACAACCCGATTACTATGCGATGAGTAAAATAATAGAGGAATACAAAATATGTACTATCAATAAAGGCCCGTCAGGGAAATTTAAATACGATTTCACTGTTGGATGTAACTGGGTTGGCGATAAATTTGTAGATTTTGGTGGATGGTATTTTGGGTAGCAAACGGGAGTTATCCCGATTATAGATTTAGGAGGTAAGGAATGGCTCAAACAACGAATGCTGTTGCAATGGCATGTGGTAAACTAGAAATAAGTATTAACAATGCAGATTGGACGGATATTTCTGGTGAATCGCAATCGGTAGAGGGTACGGAGCAAACCCGTATCAGTGGGGAAGGATATACGTTTGATGGGGACACGGCGATAATTAAAGGCGGAAAGCGCGAGCCTTTAGAACTTACAATTGTTATCGTATACACCGAAGAGGATAGCGAGGCTTATGAAGTGGCACGTGAAATCTTTGAAACAGAAGGCTGTGGGACTGATTTTTATGTCCGGTATAGCCCACGGGGTGGCAACGCAGGAGACGAACAAATAACGACGGGAACTGGGTCGCTTATTTCGTTCACATACCCTCCTATGGACGCTACTGCTGGCGGCCCAATTCTCGCCGGTTTCACTGTTAAAGCCCCAAGCATGATAACGACAATCGTGGCTAGCTAATGATAAAAGTAAATATTGACAATTTTACTCTTGGTGATATGGAAAAGCTCGATGGAGATTCCTTTAGCGACATGATGACAGTGTTCGATAAATGTGTGGTTATAGACGGGGTTTCTGAGGAAAACCAGAAAGAGGAACTTCGTAAATTACATTGGAGAACATTATCAGAAATCAGCGAAGGTATCAAAGTGGCTATTGACGCGGAAACAGATCCAAAAAACTAGATACGCGCCTGGCCAACTTTTTATGGACAGGGCAAGGTCAAGCCCCGTGGGAGCTAATGCGATATAGGCTACGTGAAATGTACCATTGTACACCGTCTCAACTTGAAAAAGAGACGGGCCCTTACCTGTTTGAAATGTTACGTGATCTTAAATGTCGTGGTATGATTAACAAGGCAGAACAGCAACGTAGTAAATTACGAAAATAATGGCTAACGATACAACAACTATACAAATCATAATAGACGGCGAAAACAGGGCTAGTCCTGCTTTCAAAGAGGCCACAAAACAAGCCGATGGGTTTGGCAAGAGTATTGCTAAATCCATCGGTGTGTTTGCTGCTGCTCAGGTAGCAGGTAATCTCCTATCCGGAGCACTAGAAAGAATATCCCAAGGATTAAAGAGCCTCACAGGAGGAGCCTTGCAAATGGCAGGCCAATTCCAAGAAATGGAATTTGTTTCTTTGGCTGTTGGTAGGGCTATGGGAATCACTGAAAATGCTATACGTTCGTCTAATACAGCTTTGAGAGAAGCCGGTATTCGATCTGACGTAGCGGCTAAAACTACTGCAACTCTTGCTAGAAATCAGATCGACCTCGCTAGAGCATCGGAATTGGCAAATATTGCGCAGGCTACCGGCGTTTTTATAAAACAAGATTCCAGCGCTACGATGGAGCGCCTTACCCAGGCTGTTACTGTGGGCAATACCAGGATTCTCCGTACTATGGGAATAATGGTGGATTTTAATAAAATAGTTGGCGAGGGCGCCGCCGCAATGGGTAAATCTGTCGACGCCTTAACACAAAGGGAACTTGCCGAATTGAGAGTACAAGGCGTAATAGACAATTCTGCGGCAATAATGGATGTATACGGGGCGGCTATGGAGTCTCCTACCAAAGCCCTTCGTTCGTTAACTGGGCGGGTTATACCTGAGTTCCAAGCTGCTCTAGGTCAATCATTTCTCCCGGCGTGGAAAACCGTAATTAGTACCATATCTGGAGCGGTTAAGTGGTTTACATCCGCAGTTCAAGAAGGCGGGCAATTATTTCCTTTGATGACTAGTCTTGGAGCCACAGCATCGCTTGTCGCCGACGGATTTAAAAGTTTAGTAAATAATTTGTTACCTGTCAAAGATATATTTGAAGAAACAGCAGCAGCTACAGGCGGTATGGATTTAGCTCTTGGTGAATTAGGTAAAACGGCGACAACAGCAGGAAACGCTTTTACGAGTGGGTTAATAAATAAACTAGCTGATGCTGCCGATAAAGCATTACGGGGCGGTATAGAAATATCTGCTGGATTAGCTGAGGGGTTAATACGTGGGGCTGCCGGGGCATTAACTTCGGCGATGACTTTTATTGGGGGGTTACTAAGTTCTTGGTTACAACCCGGTTCCCCTCCTAAAGTAGCACGGAATATAGTTAAATGGGGCGCTGGGACTTTTACTGAGTATCTCAAAGGTTTCGGGGAAGCTGACTTTTCTACCCTCGAATCTTTACAAAGTCCTATTAAAGACGTGCTTTCTGCTTTGGTAGGTACTGGAGCACTCGGAGCTAAGGCAGCCGGAGAAACATTTAAAAAATTAACATTTGACATTTCTGAAGCTCTCGCTGCATTCAAAGAAACAGGTAAAATTGATACCAGTATATTCACCGAGCTAGTTAATGTCGGAGGACAATACGGCAAACAGTTAGCCGGATTAGCTAAAAAACAATTTGAGTTCGCAGCGGCTAGTATAGCAGCGGAAAAAGCTCAAGAATCATTGGCTAATGCTATGGAGTCTCAAGATAAATCCCAAGATAAACTCAATGCTATAATGGAAGATTTCAATCAGGCATTGAGGGATGGGGCCGACCCTAGTGTGTTAAATGCTAAACGTGAGGCTTTTCTCAACGCTAAAAAACAGGCCGAACAAGCTAAAAAAGAAGTAAAATTATCAAAGACCCAAAACAAGGAAGCTCAAAAACGAGTAGGCCCACTTAAAAAGCAAGTAGGGCTACAAGAAAAACTTTTAAAACAACTAATAGAATTTTCCAAGGCGCAGCGAGAATCTGGTGGACCATCTGGAATAAGTGGAGCAGGAGTTGCCGGTGTCGGTGGCGGGGGAGTAGCCGCAGCTATAGCGGCCTCTATGCCTACTCCTGGGGACTTTGATATAGGTAGTCCTATAGCCGACGCAATTAGTAATGCCAAAGATTTATTGTCCGAACGTTTTGGAGATTTGTTTAGTCCTATAACCGATGCCTGGGAAAATGTACAACCCGATCTCGAAGAATTAAAAGAACAATGGGAAACCTTTTCTATTGACGTATCAGAAGCCTGGGAAAAATTTACTCTTGGGGTATCAGACGCAGTAAAAGAACATTGGCCATCAATACGTGACACTATTGTTGACGCTTGGGAAGCAATCGGTAATATATGGGGCACTGTACTAAAACCAGCGTTACAAGGTCTTTGGGATTTAGTTGTCCCCATCGCTATTGTTACCGGTATACTGTTGATCGCACTTAATTTAGAAACATTAGCCATTGCGGCTCTTATTGCAGCGGGTGGTATAGGAGCAGCAGCATCCGCTGCTTGGGCAGCAATAACGGCATTTGCCATCGCCGCTCTTCCCATTGTATTGCTCGGCGCCGCCTTAATTCTGCTTGGGTTTTTATGGAAAAAGTATGGCGAACAAATAAAAGTAACAGTAAAGAAAATCGGAGCCATAATATTATTCGGTATGATGAAAGCATCAAAGGCGGTTACACAAGCATGGTTCATAATAAAATTTAAAACATTCGAATTTCTAAATAGCATTGTGGAAACAATAACACTGGCCTTTCTTGCTATAAAATTTAAAATATTTGAAACCCTTGTTGAAATACAAGAAAATTGGAGTTTTATTTGGGAAAGTTTAAAAATAATAGTCGGAGAGGTTATCAACAGGATTAATGCAAAAATACAATTACTCCTTGACAAGTTGCAAGGTATCAAAGATAAATTCACAGCAATATGGCGTAACCTAAAAGACAGTATATTACCTATATTCAAAGACGTGTCCGATTTTATCTCTCTTACACTGGGGCCTATTATGGAGTGGTTTAATAACACGATATTATCTCCACTAAAAGAGACATTCGAATTTTTATCGGTAGCGGCATCAAACTTTGCTGGATGGTTAAAACTTATACTCGAACGATTGGGAGGTATTCCTGAAGATCCTTTTGGAGACGTAGCTCCTGATATTACTAGAGTTATAAGAGGAAATTTCGCAGAGTCTAGAGAAGGAACAGCGAATCAGACTATAATAAACTTTGAACAAATTATACACACAACCGCAGGGGCCGGAGCAGTTGTAGAAGGGTGGAATGAAATGATGGCATTAACGGGGGCAGGATGAGCGATTGGAAACTAATTGAACCATCTGGTATAATAAACTATGTAGAAGAACCATCGTTCGAGGTGCCGTTTGTTAGTTGGAGTACGGGAGGCATCAATACGATTGCGCAATCGACAATTGAGCAAACACGGGAGGTGTATAGTTGCCTAGCTACATTCCAGAATAGTACGGCAATACTGATATATACGGGTATGGTTCTGCCAGCAGCGGGGGTATATACCGTCTCAATGAAAATATTCGTTCCATCTAGTTGGGATGGAACCGATCCGCTTTTCATAGACGCGCTCAATTTCATTGGCAGTTCTTACGTGGTAATACAAGAGTGGGATACAATCACTTTTGACGAATGGATTACACTAGAAACACGCTTGACAGTTGTTGGCGGCGATCTGACCGGCGACTTTAGAATTTTAGCATTTCCCGCGGGGCCAACAGCGGGACGGTTTCTATACGTTGACGAGGTTCAATGCTCCGACGAAATGGCTACCTATTGCGACGGCGAACAGCCAGGTTGTGCGTGGAATGGTGCAAAACACTTGTCTACTAGCTACCGTTCGGTCAGTTCACGTTCCGGAGGTATAGTACGTGATTTACAAGCTGACCTAGATTTTGACATAGGCTCTGTAATGGGGGCCGGAATGCCATCTCTTGATATAAATTTTGATGACTATACTTTGTTACCAGGTGGGGAAATCAACGGTGTACAGGAAGCAATAAGGCGATGGCAACTTGGAGGTATTGTAGAAAATACTACAGAAGAGACTTGGCACGCTAGTAGACAAGAATTAGTCAAACTATTGTCGCCGTTTACAGTACCTAAACAAGACGGCTTGCCTCAGCCTGTTATATTCAGATACACAGGTTCTGCAATAACTAAAGAAATAGCAGCACATTACGAACGAGGGCTTGAAAGCTCTATTAAAGCCAAAGACCCTTGCTATTGGGAACGGCTTGTATTAACATTTAAGTCTCCTGACCCATACTGGTACGATATAAATGACTCGTCTCAAATATTAGATTCAACGGATACTCCTACATTACGATATATTACTGGTAGGTTAAAAAGCACAAGTCAATGGGATGACTTAGGCCTAACAGCTAATCCGACTACTAATGGCGACGTAAAAGCAATTCTAGTTGCTTCCGATGGTATAGTATACGTTGGGGGGAATTTTACCGGCATGGATGCCCAAGCGGGCAGAGACTATATCGCGAGCTATAACCCACTTACAGATACATGGTCTACAGTAGGCGGAGCAAGCGACTTTAATGACCAAGTTTTTGCTATTGTAGAGGGACCCGACGGTACAATTTATGCGGGGGGAAATTTCCTAAATTGCGCAGGAGTTCCCGCAGCCGATGGGTTAGCTCAATGGGACGGAACTAACTGGACTGCTGTAGGAGCAGGAAGTGTAAATGCAGTTTATGCGCTTGTTTTTGGCTTAGACGGAATACTATATATTGGAGGATTGTTCGCTAATTTTGGGGGCGTGGGCAACGCAGATAATCTTGCTCAATGGGATGGAGCCGCTTATGCCGCCGTAGGGGGCGTAGCTGGGCCCGATGGACAGGCGACTAGTTTAGCTATAAGGCCTTCGGGTTATTTAGTTATGGCGGGCGCATTTAATAATGTAGGGGGAGTTCCTGCTCTTGGGGCGGCTCAATGGGATGGGGCTGCTTTTTCTCAAATAGGTAATGAAACAAGCGCCAGCACAGACGCAATAGTGGTTAGTAGGGACAATACCGTATATTTAGGAGGAGGCTTTACTCAAGACGGCGATGGTAACCCGCTTATGTATATCGCTCAGTTAAGTGGCAGTGAGACACAATGGTCTCAGCTTGGGTCGGGCATGAATCTCAATGTCGAGGATTTAGTAATTGGGCCCGACGATATATTATACGCTAGTGGAAGATTTACAGAAGCCGGGGGAATTACTGTCGTAGATAAAGTAGCTAAATGGAACGGCTCTTCCTGGTCTCATTTAGATATAGATTTTCCAGGAGCCGCCAGGGTATTATCTATAGCTGTAGGGCCTAGCGATCCCTTAATCGAAAGAAATTATGATATATGGGCTGGTTTCAATACTACCGGAGCCGGGGCTATTGCGGGAATTACTACTGTTACCAATAATGGAACAGCACGCGCTTTTCCTCTGTTTGTTATATCACGTTCTGGTGGCACTGAGGCTATTATCAAAACATTGAGAAACAAATCAACAGGACTAGAATTATTATTAGACTACTCATTATTAGACGGCGAGACTTTAACATTAAATCTCAAAATTAAAAGTATGGAGTCTAATTTCTTTGGTTCTCGTCCCGACGCTGTTTTAGCTAATTCCGATTGGGGGGAATGGGCGTTGCTACCAGAAGATAGCGAAGTGACTTGTTTTGTTGACACCGACGCAACTGTCGTTGCTTATCTATTATGGCGCGATCCTTATGAGAGCTACGACTAATGGCAGGAACTTATGAGATTTGGCTAACCACAGATAGAGGTATGCGCCTTGCTGACAACAAAGGTAAGACACTGCTCACTCAAATTATTTCTTTGTCGTGTGTAAAAGACACCGGTAAAATAGGTTATATTTCAATTACTCTGCCAGTAACATTTGATACTAATCTCATAAAGCCTGACAATATGATACAACTATGGAGGGCTCCCACAGGAGGACGGCTAACTCTTTATGGGGTATACTTTATACGAAAGTGGGTTTACACTACAAAAAAGTCCCGGCAATTTATAACAATAGAGGGCCCAGATGCTAATGACCTTTTAAGGCGTCGTATTGTAGCCGGGTATAACGGCACAACTATAGTACAAAAAACCGATTTCGGCGACGATATGATGAAGGAAATTGTTACTGAAGCCATAGCTGATGGTGTGTCTCCTGCTCCTTCTGCTGGTACTAGAGTCTGGACAGATTTAACCGTACAAGGTGACACAAGTAGTGGGCCTACATTATCCATAGATGCGGCGTGGGAACAATTACTCATTAGTGGGGGCGGGGGTGTAATTGGTAACATAGCTCAAGCTAGTCGAGAAGCAGGGACTGAAGTATTTTTTAACGTTGATGTAAACGTGGTAACAAGTACTTCTATATCGTTTATTTTTACAACTAAAACAGGCCAACCCGGACAAGATTTAACTTCGCTTGGTGTGTTATTTGATCAGCAACGAGGTAACTTGGAAAATCCTCAATTGACATACGATTATACTGAGGAGGTTAATTATGTCTATGCTGGCGGAGCGGGATCGGAAACTTTACAGAAAGTACAACAAGTATCCGATTCGGCTAGATATAATGCATCTTATTGGGGGAGGTGTGAGGGGTTTGTAGATGCCGGAGACCAACAAGCGGCTAATGCTGTACAGGAAGTAGGTCGAACTGCTTTAGAAGAAGGTAGGCCGAATAGACGTTTCGTAACCGGTATAACAGATACAAAAGGAACACGTTTTGAGGTTGATTGGAACTTTGGGGATAAAATTCGCACACGTTATAGAGGTATTGAGTTCGACGCAATAATACGGGCAGTTGTATTAGAGTTAAAAAATGGTAAAGAAATTGTCAAGGCCAGGTTGGAATTTGAAGAATGAGTATTTTAGAACAACTCGCAAACAGAGTTACTAAATTAGAAAAACAACAAAAGAAAAATAGGCGATCACCTATGATGCTATCTGGCGATGGCGCTCCAGGAGAAACAGCCCCCGAAAGTGTATTTTATTGGGATTACACTAATGATGCACTTTACGTAAATTCTGATGGAGCTGTTGCTTGGGAACATATTGGAGGGGGAATAGCCGTTCCTCATCAATTATTAGATAATCCTTGGCATACAGATACAGCTACTTTTGCTCCTCTTCAAGGTTCGATTGTTGTTGCCGATGCTACCCCACAGTGGAATAGAGTTGTACATCCTGGTACAGCTTATCATTTGCAAACGGATGCTATAGATGTAATTTGGGCGCAAAACATCACGATGGCCGATGGCGCAACGATTGGGCAAGCAGCGGGACCGCTTCTGACATTTGACGACACGGGCGACGACCTGCAAATATCTGGTTGCGATGTGCTGATTGACCCAACTGGCGGACTGGCAGTGCCTGATGGTACGTTGCACGTTCACACGACAAGCGCAGGGGCAGTCATCGCATTCTACACCGACCTGGTTGTCGAGGCGGGCGGTACGGGCGGCATTTCAATTCTAACACCGGCGGCTAATAGCGGGGTGCTGGCGTTTGGTAGTCCGACAAGCCCTGTACAGGGGGGTATTGCTTACGACCATGCGACTGATACACTAGCATTCATAATTGCCACAGCTATTGATTTTGGGATGCAGGCCAACACGTTTATGGTGTTGGCGGGTAGCGGTATCGACATGGCGGCGGCAACTACGATTGAAATGGGGGATGGGGTGTCCATTGGCTCGGCTGGTGACGCAGTGATGACGTGGGACACCGGCAACAACTGGATTACGTACACGATGTTTGGCGGTGATGATTTTATATTCAAGGAGAATCTATTCAGCGTGGAATCTGGTAGCGTCATTCAGATGGCCGATGATACGTGGATTGGCCTAGATGCTGCGGACGGTCGTCTCATTTTTGATTCTACACCAGCACCAGACCAGGTACAAATAGCGGACGCCGATTTATATTTCAACACCGGGTTGGGGATTATTCATGCTGATGGGGTTGTAGCTGGGATGATACTCGTGGCAGATGGTACACGTTATGTTCCCGCCGCAGCGGCAGCTACTCTCCCCATCGCACCAGCAGCCGTAGGCGACACACTCATAGCAACCGCAGGGCCTTTGTGGAATATTTTGACGACACCGGGGGCGGCTGGATATGCTAGAGTATCCACAGCGACGACGGAAGTATGGGATCAAACCCCAACTTGGACAGGCGACCATACGTGGGAATCAGCAGTCTCGGCACATCCTGCCCTTACTATCGAGAACACAAACGCCGATGCACAAGCCCCGGTCATCGAGTTTTACAAGAATAGCGCCAGCCCAGCGGCAAGCGATGACTTGGGAGCCTTTGATTTCTATGGCGAAACCAATACCGGGGCCAAAGACCGGTATGCATATTGGTTAGCAGAATCGCTCGACGTGACAAACGGAGCAACCGGCGGCGGTATGCGGTTTATGGTTACGATGAACGGAACAGACCGCTTTCTGCTCTCGCTACTAGGGTTCAACGGCGTGGCCGACCAGGGCAGCGTCATAATCAACGAGGGTAGCCAGGATGTGGATTTCATAGTCGAGTCCGATACACTGGCCGATGCTTTAATTGTCCAGGGCAGCGATGGCGAAATAACTCTCGGCGCACTAGTGGCGGGCTTCGTTCAATCCACAGCCGGGGGCGTACTGAGTAGTGCCGCCATTGCTGGTACAGATTTACCCTGGACCGGCGCGGCAAACGAAATGGCGTATTGGTCGGGTGTGAACACACTAACCAGTGACGCGGGCCTGACGTACAACGGTAGCGATCTGGTAGTGCTAAACGAAAGCCAAAACTCAGATACCACAATCCGCGTATCAAATGCCAATGCGGGCGCGGCGGGGTTCTCCCAGGTTCTAATCAAAAACGCAGCGGGGGTTGGCGGTGCTGATGGTGTGACGCTCGCTTGTACCGGAACTGGGTTTACCACTGCCGGTTTGACAATTCAAGACGCTGCAATCATTGCGGCGGGGTCTTTGTTATCCGGTGGCCTGGTCATACGAACCGATACAACTACAGATATTATATTCGGTACGGACACGAACACCGAACGCATGCGCATCGTCGGGACGGGCAATGTGCTGATGTCAACGACGCTCGACCTGGACGCCAATGATTTGATAATCGACGCTGACGGCGACAGCTACCTACACGCAAGCGGCGACGACGTTATTGACCTGGTTCTCGCAACTGCCAGCGGAGAGTTCGGTATACACATCGACGGGGCGGAGGATTTTACATTCACAACAAACTCGTTTAATGTGTTGGCAGGTAGTTACATCAGCGCAACCGGCATTCGCGCAACCATAGCGGGCGCCGACGCGCTTCACGTTCCGTGGATAACTGGCGACACTCAGACGACGGCGATTTTTGGCTCTTCTAACGTTGCGAACAACGAGATAGCGATTCAGGGCACGTCGTATGATAATATTGGAATCAGCGGCACATCAGCGTCAGATTCAGGCGTACAGGGTTTGTCAACTTCTGGTGACGGTGGAACATTTGCGAGCGCAACGGGTCAGGGGTTGTACGTCAACCTGACCGGGGTTGGAACGCGCGTCGCTGGATTTCACGACGGTGGTGGTCTAGTCGTCGCCATTCAGGACGGCGGTCAATTGGACGTAGTTGAATACATTCGCCATCTCGGAGACACCGACACCTACCTGCAATTTGAAACCGACCGAGTGCGCTGTTTTGCGGGCGGTATCCAGATGTGGGATGCCTACGAAACTGGCACGGATTATTTGAACCTGTACGCCGGGATAGTCGGGATCAACGAAACGGCTAATGTATTTATGACCATTGGATTAAATGTTAATCAATCCGCAAATGACGACGAAATTGCAGCGTTCAAATCGTCCGATGTTGCACACGTTGCACACGGTATGACGAATCTCGCGGATACTGACACATTTGGAACAGTGCGCAAAGTTTCCGCCGCTGATGGCGGGTTGCAGTACACCGGCTTTACTGAGGACACTATTGGGTATCGTGCTATCTCGCGGTTCACCAATGACTCTACCACGCACGACGCCACAGCCGAGAGCGCGATAACGTTTCTGGTACAGAAAAAAAGCGGAGCGTCGGTCGGGGATGTAGCGGCGGGGCAAAATCTTTTTGCTATCCAGGCGCGGACAGGTGGCGGTGTTCGTAATATGGCGATATTCGCACAGGATGGAGACTTGTACCTGGACACCGTCGTGAATGAAAATCATTGGGACGAGCACAACGATATAGGATTGCTACACGGACTGCGCGCATCACTCGCCCCGGATGGCTCAGAGTTGCGGGAACGTTTTGGGCAGTGGATAGACTATGCGCGGCCCGTGCTAGAGAGAACCGGTGTGGTGACGTACAATGACGACGGTCACCATTTTGTAGCCGTCAAACAACTGCAAATGCTCACCATCGACGCGGTGCGACAGTTGTACGAAAAGTGCCAGCGATATGAACTGGCGCTAACCAACGCGGGATTGCTAGGAGCATAAAATGACATTCATACCAGAACCAAGACCGATACCAATTGCGATAGGCAATCTAGTCGTCACGCTCAAAGACGCGGTAGAGATAATCGGGGATGACCCACAACCAGCATACCAGAGCGGACACTTCGAACTAATCATCGAGTTCGACGACGGTTCGACCAGGCGCAGGCGTGGTGACCTAGTGCCGCACATCACGGAAGTGCAACGCGAGGCGCTGATGGATTTTATGACTACCCTTCGCGAATTAGCCGTTGATCAGATTTTACCCAACTAGTACCAAAACGAGTAGTCTTACTAAACATAAAACAAAAGGAGAAAAATTATGAAATTCGACGTAACTAAAATATTAACACAATTAAATGGAACCGATATTTCTATACAAAATACAGATGTAAAGTTTTGTACTGAGTGCTCCAAAAAATGGAATGAAGCGCGTCAGTCTTTAACTTTACGGTTAGTGTGTACTCAAGCGTTGACAAATATGACACAAGAAAGTCAGGCATTAGCGGGGGAAGAGAAACTAAAACGAGGGGAATTAGCACGCAAAATTTATAATAATGATACAGTGTCCTTGAAACCAGCTGAAGTCAGTTTGTTGATGGAACTTGTAGGTAAAGTTCAAGGCCCGTTGATAGTTTTGCAAGTATACGAATTATTAGATCCTCCAGAAGAGAAATGAAATTAAATTTAATCCAAGGAATGGTGGCCATCCAAACATTTACATTTCTTATACCTAGCTGGTTAGCCTATAATAAACCTAACTGTATTTTTGCCTATACAGTAATAGGATTCGTAACAGTTCTGAAGTGGTCGGAGATGTTCTCAAAATCCTAGCTCATACAATAGAACGTATTTTTGAGGAACAACGGCTTCAAAGAGAAATCCTCTTGTCCCAAGAAGTTAAAAGTGGGGCAACCGATAGACTCGATATGGCTACCGGAGAACGCTACCAACTATGGGAATCTATACGCCGTCTCGAAGGGTATGTTTCTGAAGTCGTCATAGCCCAAGCAACGCAAGATCGTAAAATAGACGAGATACGTGATTGGTTAATGCCTCGTAGTGTGAGACTTCGTAAGTGGTTCGAGTTTTGGAAGCCTAAATAACTTCATGAGGAAGCGGATGCGATAGTTCCGCTTCGCTCATTTTTATGTTTACCGATCTTGTCATTAACAATTGAATGTTAGCTGTTCCATATAAATAAGCGCATTGGGTGTATTGTTCGAGCACTTCTTTTATGCTGTTATATTCTTGCCCCAATTCCCACGTCTCATTTTTATACTGGGCTATATAATATCCCATAATTCTCCTTTAAATAATATCGTCCAACAGTATAGGACAACGTAACCCCACGCCATACCGGGGATGTACAAAAAGCATATTCTGTTTGGGGGTGTTCATTGTCTTTAGTTGTTTGGTTGAGTACCGCGATAAACCAGGCATTGCTCCGTTTACAAAAATCTCAATATCGGGAGCTTCCCAATTCGCCCGTTGGTGGAAATGAGCTAGTAAAACATAATCTGGTACTATCATCATCTTTTCGAATTCTTCCACTGTTTCCGGTGGGTTACGGCGCAAGTTTCTTTTCTGGGATAGTCTAAACATAGCAACATAATTCCTCGCTGCGCGTGTAGCCCCATACCAAGGGAAACCAACGTATGAGCGAATGTCTTCGCCGTGCATAGCAAAAAAGTTCCAACCCTGTACTATAAAATGCGCGTACCAAGTCTCAGGAATAACCCACTCTATATTCGTTTGGTTACTCAATGCTTTCCGGGCTACGTGGTAAACCAGGTAATCAAAGTTATCAGATGGGTTACATTTCTTTGGGTCTTTGTTAGTACGCCCGTGATTTCCTGTTACACATATAACCCGAACTTTGTTAAATACTGAGCTTAAAGTACTCAAGTTCGCTATCAATAAATCTATAACTTCTAACGTTTGTTTGACCACATGCATGTCTACTTGTGTTTCGTGGCCATCCCTTAAATGAGAATGTTCCACAATATCTCCCCCTAACCACACAATTACTTCGTCAATAGGAAAAGGCTGTTGTTTAGTTATAGAGGTAAATTTAGAAAATGTGGCTGTAACTCGTTTTTTGGCTATCTCACTATTGTACTCACCGAACATCCCCACTTCTTCAGATGGGGTATATTGGCCCAAGTGAACATCCGACAACTGTAATAGTGCTGTTTGTGGGGTGTCCCCAGTTATTTCTATAGGAGGTATAGGGTTAGGCGCTCTTTCCACTAATGCTGCTGCCTGTACTACAGCGTCTACCCACCAAGCGTTATTACCCAAACGATCATTGATATGTTTTAACTCATTTCGCAAGGCCGCATTCTGTAAAGTTAGTTTGCTAATTATTGTAGTCTTGTCACTATCGCCAGCCACAAGGAACGATGCGAACATTTTCTTATCTCTAGTCATTGCGTCCTTCAAGGTTGTTCGAGGTATGTCTATCAATCTAGCTAGTTCCGCTATACCCGAAACTTGAGGGGCTAACCTCTCACAGTCTTTCCATATTTGTTCCCAATTATACATTATTTCTCCTAAAATAGTGGCGTAGTAGTTAAAGCAATTCTATTACGCGCAATTTCACAATATTCTTCTTTTATATCTATTCCAATAAAATCGCGCTTTTCTAATTTTGCTGCAATACCTGTAGTACCGCTACCCATAAATGGATCTAATATTATTCCCCCTGTAGGTGTTCTAGTTATTTTACACAAGTATCTCATCAATGCTAATGGCTTAACAGTGGGATGATTATTATTTTTTCCTCGTTCACTTTTCGACGCCTTCGCCGCATACACAACCCGCTTTGCATCGGGTGGGCAGTGTTTGAAAAAGCGTGCGACGCTGCCTTCGTCGCCGCCAAAGTCGCAAGGTTCGCCCGTGCGATCTCTGATTTCAAAAGTAGATGTGCCCCCCAACCCTCCGCCGCTGCGCTTGTGATGCGTCTGCAGCCTGCCCGACTTCGTAACCGGAAAACACCCCAAAACCTCATCCTTCTCCGGGTTGGGTAGCAGGTTGCCGTCGGCGTCGTGGGCGTCGTTGGGGTAGGTGAGGATTAGGTTTGCGGGCCAGCGGCCCTGCGTGGTTGTGCCCTTTGTCCATCCACTTATGCCGCTTGTTTGCCCATAGCAACTTTCGCTATTAGAACTTGCATGCTCGACGTGCGGACGCTCTCCATTCGTCTCCACCCGCCCCCCATCCACCCACAACCCCGCAACGCCCCACTCTAGCGCATTCTGCGCAAAAGTCCCGTCAAGTGGTTTCATTGCGATGATGATAGGCTCAAATGCTGGCTTGAGGGCGGTTCCATAGCCGTCCCATAGTTTGGCGGCTGGGGTTGCTGGAGCGGTGATTTGCAAATTTCCCCACTGCTCTTCCGTTTGATTCCAGGGACGTTTCCATCCATCGTTGCCGCCTTGCGCACCGCGATTCCTTGAAACAAGGGTGGATGATTCCCCCACCACCTCCCGCTCCGCTCCCGCCATCCGGTCGATGGCTTTTGAAATGTTGTGACTTTTCGGAAATCCACTGGCATATACCCACATTATACAATCTCTAATTACCCAACCTGCATCTTCTATAGCGCAAGTCAGGCGATGAAATGTACGTGTGCCCCCAAAAGCTAAAAGCAAAGTACCAGGTTTAGCTACTCGTAAAGCATTTTTCCAAAACAGTATACCAGGTACACCATGGTCCCAATCTTTCCCCATAAAATTTAAACCATAAGGTGGGTCGGTTATGATTGTGTCAATACTATTTTTTTCCATATTCGACATAACTATATTACAATCGCCGTGAACAATTTTACTAGACACGTCTACTCCACCAAGCCTCTATCAATTGTTCTCTCTCCTTATTTAAAGTTCTACACGGACAAACTATTTTACAAGCCTTGCATGGTATATCTTTTGGGCTAAACGGTTGGGTACATTCGACCACAGCATCACATTTCATACAATATGCCGACCCTAACCCCACACAAAAAGTTCCCTTACCTAACCCCATTATTTTTCTACTAGAAGCATTTAATGGCCCGGCGTGCAATTTAGATTGCGCCAAGTCAAGGGGATCTTTTCCATTGGACGAGTGATGCCACATTATAGTAAAAACTATCTCGTCGTTTCCTTCTTGTAAAGGCAAATCCCTACCTGAGAATATCCAGTCGTCTACTCCTAAACAGGCAGCTATCATATCCTGGGGAATTTTCCTAAAATTGCTCGTGTCGGGTTTACGGCCTGGCTTTCTCTTAACGTAAAGTTGAACGTCAAGTTGTACACCAGCATTCTTATCTACTTTACGATGGTTATAATGAAGTTGTCCATTCAACATAGTTTTGAGAGCTAACAACCAAACGTCAACTTCTGATTTATGGCCTTGTCTTGGGTCTCCTTTGTTATAGGCAGCATTAACCGAAATCTCCGGTATATAAGGCATACGAATTTCTAGCTCTTTAAAATGATACATTGTTCTCCTTTACCATAACCATCTCACAACCCCCCACAACAAGTAGGCGCACTATCGGGATCGTCGGAAAAGTTTTTAATAAAACAAATCATACATTGAAATGTATACATCAAAATCTCCTTAACGGTACTTTGAACGGCAATGAATAATACCACTCTTCCATAATCTCTACCCCGTAAAAATCACACTGATGTTTCCAACTTTGATCTTTAGTTGGAGGGTTACTAATGTGACACCAATTATGCAACGGGATAAAATTTAGTTCCACGTCAACTATTTTCCTTTTCTTTTTAGCCCAGCCTTGAACATCTTTTCTGGCTACGATAGCGTGGTGTAAATCAAACACACCAAATGGCTCACCACAAATCAAGCATACCCTGTCACGATGAGTTGAGTACAGCCAATCAATGCGTTCGCGTAGCCCAGCCTTGAATTTTTTATTATTACATACTGTGTCGCCTTCTTCAAACACGACAACTTCGAGACCGTTGGTACACGTTAGTATCCTCATTATAGTATAACATACTCCCTATAAAGTACAATAAAATAAACAACACAAATTTATTTAAAAATAAGCCTATCTACTTTTTACTCGAATAAACCAAATAAACACTATAAATATCTTTTTGGTAAAACGGTCTTTTTGACGCTTCGTTACACACCCTTGATAAACTTGTACCCCCATATATACCGGTATTATTAAGTTAGTAACCCCCCATATACGGTTAGAAAGGTTAGAAAAAAACACCCGTACTTAGTACCACGTTTTTAATTTTAACATTACAAACCGCTCTAAAAGTGGTCTACTTCTTTTACCCCTATATGTGGGGGGTAATTTGAGGTAAAACAATACAAAAACCCCTACCTGTGGGGGGTGTGTTGTGTAGAGTGTCAAAAAAATAAAATTCCCTTCGTTACACCATGTTCGACTTGACCAACCCCAATATGTGGGGGTTAAGAGTTTTACAACCCCTGTATATACGGTAAAAATCGACTATTGAGAATACACGTACTTAGTACCACACTTTTGATTTTAGCACTGTGGGGCGCTCTAAAACGTGTCCTGATTTCGTACCCCCACATATAGTGGTTTTCTTTATAAAAAAGACCTTTGAACCCCTACCTGTGGGGGGTATGTAATGAAGGCGAGTAATAAACTATAAAAGGACTGTACTTATTAGAACAAATTCTCCGTTGTCATTGCTATTCTATGTCTTGCTATGTCCACATATTCTTTTTCTTTTTCGATCAGTATGAAATTTCTCTTTAACTTTTTAGCTGCAACGCCCGTCGTCCCCGAACCACAGCAAAAATCTAAAACTGTATCTCCTTCGTTTGTATAAGTTCGAATTAAATATTCCAT